GGAAGTTATAACTACTATGAAGTCTATTATTAAGGGCTTCGTAGGGAATAATAATATCCAGAAAGCTTTCGAAGGTAAGGGAGTTGAGAGGCAAACTGCTTATTGGGTATCATTAGATGACCCTACTACAGGTAAGTCTAAGAAATTCAATCTTGCTGATCCTGGAGATTTAAGTACCTATATATCACTTCAAAGATATAAGAGGACTAGGTCAACTGCTGGACAGATTATGGATAGAGTAGGTACTTTTATCGAAGGTATAGCTCCTTCAAGTCCACTTAACTATATACTTAATCAGCCTAAGCTATTACAAGAGGCGATTAATAAGAAGAAAGAGAAGGAGACTAACAAATGAGATCAGATGACTATAATGAAAGATATGCTAGGCAAGAGCAAGCTAAACTTGATTCAATAGACCAAGCTCATTTCCTATCACCTCTCGAAGAAACCCCTGGCTACCTTATCGCCACTGCTAACCATCAGATACCTAATGGTGATCTTAGTGTAATGGATGAGAAGCCTCTTATTCATGGACTAGGCGGAGCTATAGCTGGGGCAATTGCAGGAGGCGAGCTAGGTTCTGCTCTTGGCCCAGTAGGTATGCTTGGCGGAGCTGTAATTGGTGCTGCAACTGGATACGATTGGCGTTTCACTGCTGCAACTGTGGTATCTGGAACTGCTCAAGTAGCTAATGGGGTTAATACTATAGCTAATGTTCTTGAAGGTAAGGACTTAGAGGAAGGAGCTATTGACCCTCATTCAGTTATGAAGAGTTTCGATGATAACTTAGATGCCTATTATACTATCAATCAGGACTCAGTTGATACTGCTGGATTTATTCTTGGCTCTCTTGTACCAGGTATAGCAGGTACTAAGGTATTTAATTATGGCTCTGCTGCTCTTAATGCTGCTGTACGGGGCGGTCAGGTGGGTAGTAACATGGCAAGTGCTACTGGACTTCTAGCTAGCATGAGAGCTGAGCAACTAGCATTAGCTACTGAGACATTTAAAACTACTGGACAAGTATTTACTTATTTCAATAAAAATGTCATAGCTAGTTTAGCTCTAGGCGCAGGAGATCAAGCTCTCCAAACTATGGCTTTTGAGGCTGGAGTTCAAGCAGTTATGTCTCAGAGTCCAATGCTTAAGGAGCAGGACTATGGCGATATAGCTACTAACATCTTACATGCTGGATTATACGGTGGAGCTATAGGTGGAGTTATTGAAGGGGTTGGAGGTATAGCTGGTATTAAGAAAGCTCTAGGTAAAGCTGACTTAGCTACTCGTTCTCATGAATGGCAAGCTGGAGTTAAAGCAGGCACAGCTTTTGATGAGGCTTATCTGACTAATGTAGATAGTGCTATAGCTTTACCTGAGACTCCAGTAGCTGGTTTAGAGGAAGTATCTATCAGGAAGGCAGCTCAGAAAAGCAACTCTATTGATGACGCTAATAGGAGGCTTCTACAGGAGATAACTACTGGCAAAGGTGATGCAGTTATAGCTAATAACTTCCATGAGTTAGTTGGTATAACTGGTCAATCAGTGCTTGATAAAAGTAAGCTTATTCTTGGCTTGGAAGAGCTTGGTAGAGTGAATGTTATCGGAGCTACTGAGAAGGAATTAGGTAAGCTTACTAAGAAAGCTCAGGAGATGATTCCATTAAGTGAGGAAGAGCTTAAGTTAGTTAATGGAAAGAGTGTTAAGTTTGTACAAATATGGGGGGATAAGAAAGGAACTATCACTGATTTAGCTGGAGTGAATGCTAAGACTATCTGGAATCAAACTAAGGCTGGACAGGCTATTCAAGTTACAGCTAATAATGTGCAAGCTGGAGGTAAAGTATATGATATTAAACTAGCTCAATTACATGACTCTACTAAAGTAACTGATATAGCTGCTGCTAATGCTAGGGAGATATGGGCAATTAAATCTCCTCCATTAAAGAGCGGTCAGAAGATAGGCGAGTATGACTTTGCACTTCTTCGGAAAGCTGCTAAGGACTTAGCTAACTCAGCTGATACACTTACTACAGAGATTAAGGTAGTTGAGGCTAACGGTGGCTGGAGTCGTACTATCACTTCATCACAAGAGGCTATTGATATACTTAATGAGAATCTTCCGAAAGCTAAGCAGTACCTTCGGGAAAGAAGCCTAGTAGCTCCTGCTGATTCAGTTGAAAGACTGACTGACGAGGAAGTAGCTCATATCTTGAATGTAAAACTAGGTTGGGTTGATGGTACTGCTGTGGATATAGCTAATCCATATAATGATACTCATGCTATCCAATCATATGTGAAGGATCATATAGACGCTACTACTGGTAAGATTAAGAAAGCTTATAGAGATGAGGATATACTTCTACATCCGCAGACTACTAAGGCCATCTATAACACTGGTAAGATCAGTGATTGGGAAGCAACTGCACTACCTATTCAGGTTTATATCAAACAGCAACAGGCTTTATTAACTGAAGCTGCTGATAGAGCTGTAGCTCATGTGCTTGGCCCTACAAGTGAGCAATTCATTTCTAGTACTGAACTTGATATGCAGCAAGTTACTAGGAATAAGATTGGAGGTAGTACAATAGCCGCAACTAACTCAGGCTATGGAACTCAAGGCTCATTCTTTGAACGTATAGGTCATGTAGTTAATAAGGCTAAGACTGAATTATCTAATAAGATTGAAACTGCTTGGACTCCAGTAGCTTATAAAATCTTAGGTGAGACTAATACTGATAGTGCTGTTGAACTCTCAACTCTTATGAATAAGATCAGAACTTACCCTGATCGTTATGTGATAGATGATATAACGGGAGGTCAGGGGTTAATACTTGACGAATACGCTAAATACTTACGAGCATCTGAGGCAGGTGAGAGCTATACTATGAAGGCTAAAATTAGTGTAGAAGCTCCTGATACTATACCTATTAAATCCGCTAAAGTAATGAGATTGGTTGAAGTACACAGGGATTTGAATGCTAATAGACTAGCTAAGTTCAGTACAATTCGTGGAGTATCCGGTAACGGAGTAGTCAGAAGCGGGGAGCATATCTATTTCCCTCCTCCCGATATTCGGGAGTATAAGCACTTCGCTTTAATAACTGATCCTAGCATTACTGGCACTGGGCATGGCAAGATGATCTATGCAGCTACGGAAGAGAAACTAGAGCAAATGATAGCTTTAGTTCCTGAGGAGTTTAAGGCTGGAGTAGTTCGTGCACCAAAGGTTAAGACTAAGGAGGATATAGAAAGGTGGCATAAAGCTATTGGGGACTTTAAGAACTCAGAAGCTATGACTGATAACTACTTTGATGCAGCTCTTCATAAGAGTGGTGCAGCTAGTGATTATATTCTCAAGACTGATGGGAAGCTGATAGTAGATGAGCTTAAGCAATGGCATATTAAGCAAGAACACGCCATGCTTAGAGAGGCTGTAAGTCTTAAGTATTTCAAAGAGTTCCAGGAGCTTAAGAACTTAGGGGAAAGAGAGGCTGGTATTAGGCTCTCAACTTTCACATCTAAGAGTGCAGCTAAGTTCGCTAAGGAGAATACTGATAATCCTTATATGAGCTATATCCGTACTGCTCTTGATATACCTAACTCTGAACAGATTCCATTAAGAGCTTTCCAAGATTGGGCTGATACTCAAGTGTCTAAAGTATGGGATACATTTACTGATGCGTTCTATAATACTAAATCACCTGAGGAACTAGATAAGATTAATAAACTTGTCCAAGATGCTGGTATTAAGACTATTAACTATGATGCAACTAACATAGCTCTCGCTAATCATCGGATACCTAAGGGAGCTTTGTCTACATTCACTCGTAGGGCTAATGCGATTCTAGCTAGTATCATACTCAAGCCGTCAGTTCTTAATGCAGTGAATAATATTGTCGGTATGAATGTGTTATTAGCTCCTGAGATGAACTATGTTATTAATGCAATTAAAACTGGAGATAGAGAAGCTATCGGAGCTTTAGTAGATACAGCTCATGTAGTAATCCCAGGTACTGAACATTCCTTCTTATCAACTACTAAACTTATAGCCAATGCAGTTAAGGAATTCACTGGTAATCCAGAAGCTAAGAAGTGGTTATTAGATAGAGATATCAGTGTTCGGCATTCCCAGGAAGTTAGCGATGTAGTTGATGTATTAGCTCTCACAGGCAGGGAATATGAACTTGATCTGTCAGGTAAGATTTCCTTAGCTTATGATAAAGCTATTAGACTTGGTAAGCAAGCGGAAAAGATCACTGGTAACTCTTATGCTGAGGAGCTAACTAGAGGTGTAAGTGCCCTTATCATGAAGCAGCTAACTGACACTGCTGTTAAGGCTGGTAGAATGTCTCCTCAAGTAGCTGAGACTTATATTCAGACCTTTGTTAATAGAGTGAATGGTAACTACCTAGCCAGTCAAAGACCTATGATGTTTAATGGGCCGATTGGTCAGTCAGTTGGTTTATTTCAGACTTATATGGTTACACTCATTCAACAATCTATGCGTCATGTAGCGGAAGGTTCAGGTAAGTCTCTTGCTCTTATGCTTGCTGCTCAAGGTACTATCTATGGCATGAATGCTTTACCAGGCTTTCAGCAACTTAATACTAACCTAGTCGCTTCATTTGCATCTAATAAAGATAACAATGATGTGTTCTCCATGATCTATCGGACTATGGATAAGCAAGCAGCTGATTGGGTTATGTACGGAGCCTTATCTAACTCTCTCGGCTTACTAAGTCCTGAGCTTAAACTTAATATGTACACTAGAGGAGATGTTAATCCTAGGAATGTTTCAGTAGTCCCGATCAGTCCAGCTGATTATCCGATCAGCGTAGCTAGTGCCAAGTTCTTTGGGAATCTAGTGGATATGTTTGATAAAGGAGTTATGCAGCAAGCTCCAATAGCTACTACTTTCCTTCAAGGTCTTGAGCATAATGGGTTAAGTAGGGAACTTAGCGGTATAGCTCAGTTCTTAGAAGGCTTCACTAATCCTCAAAGTAGAAGTTATTCAACTACATCTGGAGGGTCATTAGTTCAAGCGAATGATATGTTCTCACTGACCTCCCTAGTCCGACTAGCTGGGGCTAAGCCTTTAGATGAAGCTATTGCTCAAGACTTAGCTTTCCGTCAAGTAGCTTTTAAAGCGAAAGAGACTGATAGGATGAAGGCTTTTGGGGAAGGTATTAAAGCGAAGTTCATTGGTACAGGTGAGTTATCTGATGATGACTTACTTGAAATGCAAAGAAAGTATGTATCAATTGGAGGTAAGCAAGATGGTTTTAATAAGTATATTACTTCTCTTTATGTTGAAGCTAATGTGGCCTTACCTAATAGGGTAGCAAAGAACTATACTGAGAAGATGAGAAGAAAGTTAGCAAGTCCTGAGAGTTATCAGATGCAGTTACTCATGGGAGGTAGGCCAACTGATGGAGACTTCTACAAGCCAGTTGCTAGTGAGTTAGGTGCATTGAGTATGGCTGATTAGGTACTAAGTTAGTAGAGACAAGAAAGCCCTGATAGACTAGGAATCTATCAGGGCTTTTGTTTGTGTATTAGTTTTTAATTCAATAACCCCAAACTAGGATTAGCTTTACTGATCGCTATCAAATGAAGTGCTTGATTACAGGCATCATCGAGAGCGTTATGCTTAACCCCAGTAGTAGGTAATAAGATACCTTGCTTAGCTCCTATCTGTTTAACTGTCCTATAGCAGCGATTGTTATAGAACTTCCAGGGTTGAACTAAGCCACAGGCTTTATAAGCATTAGCTAGTATGACATTATCAAAGTCACTACCATTACCCCATAGTATAGTATTACTTGGCTCACAGCAGTTTTCTTGCAGCCAGTCAATGAAGCCCACTAAAACGCTAGATAGGTCATAGCCAGGCCCCTTAAACACCTCTCTAGATTCATCACTCTGAGTCATCCACCATTCAACGGTGCTAGCATTCACATCTAAGCCATAATCCATGCTAGAACCTAGTGATACTACTACCTCAAACTTCTCCTCAATTCCGTTATGCTCATTGAATAATACAGCCCCAATACTAATGATAGCTGCATTAGATGCTGTACTCATTGTCTCTAAGTCAATCATTACATGTCTATTCTTACTCATATTACTCACCTTCTCTTATCTCACCAACAAATGGACTAACTACTGGAACAGTATTAATACTCTCCCCTATCTGAACTATAGCTCTCTTAGAGATTAGTGCTTTATATAACTGCTCCTGTAAATACTTCTGATCGTAAGCTCCATCAAGCACTATCCCACAATAAGCAGCTACGAATCCATACCAAGCATCAGGCTCGCAGTTCTCTTCTCGAAGCTTCTCATGTAATATAGCTGTAAGTTCTGGATGATGTGTTAGGATTTCTATATTAAGCTCGATAACTTCCTTAGGAAGAAGCTCGATAACTTTATGACTTAACTCTCTTGGGATGAAGCTAAGTTGACCTAAATTAACTGTACTCATATTAATTACCTCTTAATTTTTACATAAATATCATTACAAGTAATCACTATCAAAACCACTAGGCCTAGTATACTCAATAGCGGCTTCAATACTAAATACCATAATACTTGCTCTCCTTTATCCATATTCATGGATGACCTCCAAAGTGTTTAGTTAACCAACTCAATACCTCCGGTACACCCATAGCTGCTACAGCTCCCATAGCTAGTGTCACTAGATACCTGGTAATCTTACTAAGAGCTGCTAGTTTCTTAAGTTCAGCTAACTCATCAGTAGTTAGTCCATTCCTAGTATCGAATATGTGCAGTGTACTACCTTCATTGCCTTCGTTACCTTCATCATCCCTTTGATCCATTCTATACCTCTCTTTCTTCTTGTTCTAACCAGGAAGGTTTACATACTTCACTATCTAACCTATGCTTAATAGCGTGTTTCGGACATATAAACCCATCAATTGTTTGTAGCTTATCTGCATTATATAAGCCTTGCATTATACCTGTAAGAGAACTTAAGTTATCCAGATCATTATATATCACCTTGCTAACAGCTGTTATGGTTACAGGTACAGTAGAGCTATTAACAAACTCTACTATCTTTTGAGCTACTGCACTATATCTACTTTTCCCGAACTCTCCCATAGCTTTAGGCATGTCATGTTCAGCATAGGTTAATATAGTATTCGCTAATAACACATCATCTGGACTAACTGTTGCCGATATTCTTGATGCCGCCATTATTAGGCTAAGCTTTATTAGATGGCTAAATCGTCGTCCTGAGTAATGCTCAAATCTCGGGTCTCTTATTGGTTCCCATGTATGATAGATATGGGATAATAGGTTATCTGTTTCAGGTAATATTTTAGCTGTACCTATGCAGCATTTCTGTATCTCAGTCATATAACTGGTTAAGTTATTAACTGCACTTTCACTTGGCGGACGGATAGGGTATACTTTCTTACCTGAAGGATTAGCTGCTATAAGTAGTAACCTAGAAAAGAATCCTTGACCTTGAACATCAGGAGGAAAAGCTTGATTAAATCCTGTCGGAGTATTACCTGCTAGAATAGATATGATAGGCTCATTGATATACACTGGTTTAGAGTGCTTAAGTTTCCTATCATATACCCCTACATAATCCCACAGTGTACCAAGTAATGATATGAAGTCAAGGTTATTCCTGCCTATGAAATCCACAAATTCATCACTAGCTATATAGCTCTCAGCTATAGTCATGTTAGCAGCTTGCTCCTTAGGATTAGCAGTTCCGAATAGATTCTCCTCTAGTATAGATGTAGCTTGTTCTTCTTCATTACTTCCCCAAGTAGCTTCGTGCATCTCCATTAGGAACTTCTCTAGTGATACCTTCTCTGGAGCGAAATGTTCGAATCCGTAAGCCTGTAATAGTTTCTTTGCTTGTTTAATCGCTGTTGATTTTCTAGTTGCTGGCACTCCTATGATTTGAATGTATTGATTAGGCATAAGAGGTGCATGGCCGAAAGGATAATAGAACTGCCTACCTAGCATAGCACCTAATAAAGAGATAGCACACCAGCGATGTATATTCGCTGGGGCTTCTGTATTGTCTCTAATGCCTATATAGTCATGAAAGTATAGTTTAAAAAATTCATGCTGCATAGGATTCCTAAGTTATTGTGGATTGGAGGATAGCTAGTACTAACTAAGTCTCCGGTATTTATCGAATAGTTTCATTGTCTCGGGAAGATAAGTAGCTAACAAGTCATATATAGCTTGAGCATAGATTCTAGCTTCTATCTGAGCATGATGGTCAAGACGAAGGGCTAGGAAGTGCATTAAGTTATGAAGGTCTTGCTTCCATACCCAGTGAGTATAGTGGTTAACATGGAGAAGAAGTCTAGCATGTTCTGGAGCTACGCCCTTAGATAAAGCTACTTCATAACAAGTATAACTAACATTACAACAGTTATTTAAAACTGCTTTGAAGTCATCTTGAATCTCCTCACTAAGATTATTCTCCTGCCCTTGCTTATTACCACCGCTACTCTTACCTCCAACTACTTCAGGTATGTACCACTCAGCAGGGAGAACTGAATACCTAGCAGATACCTCATTCACTGTTGCTGTCCTGTGTCGGATAAACTGTCTAGCTAGGAAGATGGGTAACTTCATCTCTAGCCAGACTTCTGTCATCTCGATAGGTGTAGTGTGATGATGGCTGATTAGATATTCTACAAGTTTTAAATCAAGTTCTTTAGCTCTTGGCTTGTCTAGGTTATCGAAAGATATTCTAGCACAGGTAGCAGGGTCTATATCATCTGCATCGAAAGCTCTTAATTTAAAGGTATCACCTTCTTCAAATACTCGCCTAACTGGGCCACTAATATTCCTTAACTTAACAAAGCCATGATCTAAGCATTTAATCTCATTCATACTATATTATCCTCTTTTGTCCAGGCTTTAAATTCCAAGGTATGGTTGTCTTACAGTCTTCACATCTCTTATGGTTAAGAGAACTGCATCTGATTAGATTAGTATTACCACATTTCCTACAGATGTTAGTCTCTTTAACTCTAAGCGCCTCGCTATACCTATAAGAAAATGGCCTTTGCTCTATAGTAGGTATAGCCTTAGGATACGCTACTATAACAGTATTCTCTTTAAACCAGTCATCCGCTTTAGAACTTTCCAGTACTGCCATCTCCTCCACTCCTATCAGTGGTTTTACTGAACTTATTAACTAAAAGCCAAGTATCCATAATTACAAGTACGATAACTAACTGAACAAATCGCTCTCCTGGAACTAGAGTTATAGACTCTTCACTGTCATTATATACCTTAGCAAATAGGCCATCCTGATAATCACAATCTAATACACCTATAGTGCTCTTTAGTTTAAAGTTAGTTGAACTCCTAGGGAATAGGAAACCTGTTAGTTGCATAGGCGAATCATCATCACCTAACCAGACATGAACTCCTGTGCTTACTTTAACTGTATCATAAGGAAGTATCACTACTGGATCAGCGGCGCATACTTTCAAGTCCATGCCAGCACTTAGCCTAGTACCTCTGGTAGGAGTTAGATCAAGCCCAGCAGATATAAGAGCTAGTGCTTGATCTGTGTATTTATATTGAATCATTTTCTACCTTCCCACTCTTCCCATTCAGCATCTTCTGCATTTGCTATTAATCGAATAGCCACGAATAAAGTTACTAATAGCTCAACTGTGATTGCTATGAACCAAGCTGGACTAATAACTTCGAATATTTCAAGAAGGTTAACTAGAATAACTAATCCACCTATTAACCAGATTAAGCTATCTGGACTTTCTTCTGGTTTTATCATGATATTTACCTCACTTGTTTAGGGTATTTTATTTCAATACCTTTCATTGCACAAAAGTTCTTTAGGTCATAGTAACTTATGACCTCCTTAGCACTAGGAAGAAAATGCACTTCTATACTATCTGGATCAATACCCCTTAACTCATTAACAGTCACACACCACTTCCATTTAACTGCAGGTGACTCTTCTAAAGCCTGATAGCTATAATGCTCAGCTTCTCTCTTAGTCTTAGCTACTACTACTATTATTAGTCTTTCCAACTCACACCTCCTAATTTAACATCTACCGGGACCCTAAGAGTTCTAGTAATACCTTTAATATCCGTAACTTCTACATCTCTAACCATACACTTCTCCACCTCCTTAGCTAGGTACTCATGACCTATGCGATATTGAAATAAGATACTATCATGTATCTGTGCACATAACTTAAAGTTCTCATGATTCGGAACCCATACATTCCAGAATACATCACAGTAACTCATGTTAAGAGTCATTGCATTTAATGATTGTGGCGGATGAGCTATATACGCATTCAAGTCATTCTTATTCTTAACTGGGTCACCGAAGCAATACCTAGTCCATCCAGTCGCCCCTATTAATAGCCTACTATTAACAACAGTAAACTTAATCCAATTGTAGTAATCTGTAGTTAGGACTTTATAGGTATTAGCGAATACTCTACCTAGATGAGCTGCTATCTGCTTAGGGGCTAAATTCTTACTAAGTCCTAATCTCCTAGCTGCTTTAAAGATATTTTCTAGTCCCATCGTATCTACTAAAACTCCATCACCCATGTTATAATTCTTCCCATGATTAATGGGTTTACTTAACTGCCTAATTTCAGGGTCAAGTATTTTATATGAACCGTCTGGTAAGTTCTGGCATATCTGCTCATAAGGTATTCCGAAGAAACTGCTAGCATTGAAAGAATGAAAGTCATTAACTCCATCAACTGCCTCAATAAGAACAGTATCCCCACTAATATACCCAGTATCACGACTCTCAGCTTGTGCATAATCTGCCTCTCCAATTAAAAAACCTTCATCTGCTATTAGATAGCTTTTAATTCCGCCCTTTCTAGGTATGTTCTGTATTTGAAACCCACACCAGAAAGCATGTTCTGTACTAGCTAACCTACCTGTTTTAGTTCCATAAGGAGCTAGATTGTATAGAAGCCTACCTTTAAAGAACTTATCCTCATTGAGATATGTACTGATTAGTTTCGCAGCTTTTCTATAAGATAGTACCTTATCTAATATCCAATGAGAGAAAGGATGACGGTAAGCTGCTTTTAGCAGGGTCTTCTCATCACTACTACTAGCTAAGTCTTTATGCCCTAATATAGTGAGCAGTTGCTTGCATTGCTTAGAGCTACCAGGATTAAATCTAGGAACTCCAATACTAGCTTGTAACTCACTAAGCTCTCTATCAAATATACCTTTCTGCTTATCCCGAACTGCTCTGAACTTATCCATATCTACTTTCAAGCCAGTAGCTTCACTAAGTACACATGGGATAAGCACAGGAAACTCGATTAAGTAATTCTTCACTGCCCAATTAGGGGCTTCTGCTAACCAGGCTAGGAATATCCATGCAGTATACCAAGTATCGTAGGCATTATAGTTATAGCCATCCCACTCATTACCATCCCCTTCATTCTTCCAGAAGCAGGATTCTCTGATATAGAAAGCTCCTATAGTTCCAAGGTCTTTAGGAAGTTCAGCATACCAGGAATGATGACATACCGCTGTATCGAATAACCAATTAGTTACTGGTACGCTGAATAGATTAAGATAGGCTATATCATATTTAAAATTCTGCCCTAGTTTGGGGATTGGAGTTGCATTGAACTTCTCTATCCAAGCGAATTTATACTCGTACTCTTCAACTGATAGTCCATAAGGAAGTGGAATGACATAGGTTGATGTGGTTAGGTATTTAGTTACTATAGTATAACTGATACTGGATATTGATAAGTCTTTCCTAGTCTCAATATCTATAGAGCAGAATAGATTATTATCATTAGTTAATTCAGTATAGCAATTAGCGAATTCCTTACCTTCACATAACTTCCAGTTAAATTTATCAGTACCTAACCACTTACTAGGAGCTACTAACTTACTCACATACCTATTAAGCATGAACTGCCCGTAAGGAAGTGTAACACATTGCTTGAGAGGATTCACGAATAAATAGCTAATCCCACTCTTAGTATCTTTAAGTAAGCTCCCTGCATAGTTATCTATAGTCTGTTCTTTAGAGGAGGCTGTACTAGCTAAGCGAGGGATAAGACTCTTTTGTGTAGTAATGACTGAGTCAATCCCATATTGCTTACATATCATAGTAACTTCTGAAAGCATCTGAACTTGAGTTAAGTTAACCCTAGTCTTATGCCCAGCTCCGATAGCTTCTCGCAGTTTGAATAGATAAGGGTTATCCTCATTTGTACCAAGGAATAAAATGTTCATATCACTTAATAACTCCTCCAGCTTGTCTAAAAGCCTCTAATAACTTATCTCGTTTCTGCTCATGTTGACCATAACCAGCTCCAGGAAATGATGCCCAGATATTAGCGCATTTATTTATAGCAGTTATTATTTGGCACCGGTCTATATTAAGCAAAGCTTCTTGTTCTTTAATCATAGTTAAAGCAACTTGATCTTGATTAGCTGGACTGAAGTCCTTAAGACCTAATGTAAGTTTATAGCTTGTCCAATAACGATGTAATATCTGATACCTACCTGCCGCTGTAGATTTAAGAGGCTTAACTGCTTTCGGATTAAGGACTACTAGAATATTCGGATGATCTATGTACTTATTATCAAATAATTCCCCTCCTACTAGAACATTATACCCATTATCGCTTCCTTTGATAGTACTTGTACCTTCACTAAAGGCTATCATATCAAGAAAAGCTTTCCTTTGTTTGGTTACTGCTAACCCTCTGTTCATTTGTTATCTCCTCTATTTGCATTAAACTTATGTCATAGCCGTTAAAACTATTATAGATATAAGTTTGACCATTAATATTAATACCTGCTCGGATATAGTGATACTGAGAACTACCGTAAATTCCTGTTTGCTGGCTAACGTAGTTAAAAGCTTGTGTAATAGATTTAAAAAGTCTGTGAATAATCATAGACCCCCGCCCTTCAGTAAAATCACAGCTCTTTTCTACTAGTATACAGTAATCATTAGGTAAACCCTTAAACTCTCTTTCAGGCATAACTAAGCTAAAATCATTATTTTTTTCTTTTTCATCACTAATTAGAACATACCTCTCATCAGGATTTTTTAGTTCTCTAATATCTAAACCTAAGCTATCTTTTAATTCCATAACAGGTTTATATATTACTTTTAACGTATGTTTCATGGTATATCTCCTGGTTGTTATTAATCTCTGTTATTAAAGCCATATTGGCTTTTCTCCTGGTTGCTATTACTTACGACGTGCCTGGCGGTACTGTCAGGTTAAGGATTAATCACTTAAAGAAAGCACCCTAGTTACCCAGGGTGCAGACTTTAAAAGACTATTCCATAATAGCCGCTTGCTTTAACTCAGATTGAAAACGTTCGTTACCGTCCTTATCCTTATATTTCCTTAGTCCAGTTACCAAACCAAAGCGAGTTCCGGGAAACTTAGTTGCTGCCTCCTTGAATGTAGCAGTACCATAAGCTTGCTTACAGATGGATGTAATCATCTTGATTTGCCCTTGGGAGAACTTAGTACCAATCTCATTAACTGATCCGTCTTTCTTAAGTACCTCCAGACCAAACTTCCACTGAACTTCCAGCCCCTCAGTTGGAGGAGTATCAGTCTCAGGGTGTAAGAGTTCCATAGTATTAACTATCTTAACCTTAATAGCTACTTGAGTACCAAAAGTCTCGTGCATTTCTTGGTGCATACTTACACCATCTACTAAGTAAGATCCCGCAGGTAAGTTATAGAACTCGGGTAAATCTTCGAGTGAGTCCAGGTCGAAGTCAAGGATTTGATCGTCATTTAAAATTTCAGTTGCCATGATATTATCTCTCTATTGTTTAATGTGTTTAATGTGTTTAATTGTTACTACTTAAGGTTTAACTGCTTCGTTACTTAAGTCATTATTAATCCTCCTCTCTTCTTCTGTTAGCTCATTCACTACTAATTGTGCATAGCCTACTATATCTACCCAGGAATCTATATAGTTTGGGTCACCATTAAGAATTCTACCTATCTTATGAGCTATCATCTCAAGTGATTCTTTTTGTGAGTCACTAAGGGAATTCCAGTTAGTGATTCCCTTAGTAGAGTATCCTGTCATCACCCTTTTTAAACATTGAGTTATATTAGCATGAGATTTAAACTCACCGTATCTAGTACCTCGTTTAGCCAGAGTGTCTTGTATATTACTGCTACTCATATCACTTACCTCCTAAAGTTAATTTCTTACCAAGCCCACCTAGTGTAGCTTTAGCTTGTTCACTTGCTCCAGATACCCCACTAGAGCCTCCACTCTTAACTACCTCCCCTCTGATTATAGCTGCTAGGTTAGGTCTATCTAACTTCTCTATCTCCACACCTAATCTAGAGCCGGTTAATACTACATTCGAATACCCTGTACTAGAGTATCCCTTATGCTTACCATTAGTCTTATCCATATAGACTATGTGATCGAAGAACTTACCTGCTGTAATAGCGTAATTCCTGCTACCTATAGATGGTACTATCCTCATTGAGCCATCCTCTCTTTCTGCCTCTATCTCATGAGCTGTACCTATGCAGTGGAATGGAGCTTGCTGGAGATAGCTGAATACTCTATTTAGATAGTTACCTTGATTACGAAAGTCATGTAATGTCTCTTGGTAGTCAATAGATTTACCCGCTATCACTGTATTAATCACACTCATACTAAGTTGAGTGAAAGAGTCAATGATGACTATAGTATTCTCCGCCTCCTCAGTGAACTTAGTAGGTATATTAATTATAGTGAACTCAGCGCTGGAGGCTTTACAGTTCGGACAATCTACCCTACCGTGTTCATCACATATATTAAAATTACCTCCCCTGATTATCTTATCAAGAGTTACTAGAGCTAATGGAGCATCCTTAGTATCTTTCACTCCGATATAAGTTATCCGCTCTAAAGCTTCTGGAGTTAGTAGCCCTTCCTTAAGGAGTGTACTCTTACCATTCTCAAGATCGAAATAGATAAGAGTAAACCCTTCATTAGCTAACTCACCTATTAACTGAGTCTTACCTGCTTTTGGCGGGCCATATAGGCAAATATGCTGTGGCGCTTGTATTCGTGCCCCATCTGTTCCTATGAACTTACTTAGTTTTGCCATCTTGTGTATCCTCTTTTGGTTTACACTTATCTATATTATTTCTACCTTTAATTACATTTAGTACATCTGTCGGTAATGCTGTACTAGAGTTCAGTATACACTGCAATAGATCAATATACTCCTGTTCAGTAAGTTCTATATTATAAGTTGTAACTACTTCAGTTTTCAAACTTGCCATCTTGGTTACTCCTTTCTTTTTCTAAACTATCATCATCTATCCAATTGATTCGCTATTAAGTCTTCCAACTTAATAACAAAATCATACTCTGTTTTCCTGAACTCCTTATCTCGTTTCAAGTCCTTCCTACCATCATACTCAAGCGCATCATCAGTACAATATCTACCTAGAGTAAGTGCTGATGTACTCATAGTGCAGCAATCTATAAACTGGCAAGCACTTCCGAAACTAGCACAACTCTCTCCATACATAGGCCAATCTTCGTACTCATCATATCTCTCCATAGCTGCTATATCTAATAGTAAGTTCCTTATCCAATTAGCTCGCTGCACTACACCTACTACGAATACATGTTCAGTATATTTCTTAGAGCTAGTTAGGTACTCAAAATACATTACATCGAATTGATTAACGTTAGGGGCTATCTTATCTATTATAACTGAGTATCCAATACCCTGCCCGCTGTTCTTATATTTCGCTTCGTTAGTATAATTAGCTCCGCTTGTCTTTACATCAACTACTAGGAGAGAGCCTGTTATCTTATGCCTAAGAACTACATCTATATAACCTCGCTCGTAATAGTTACCTTCTTTACCTGGGATAACTATACAGAAGGAAAGCTCAGTAGCGAACCGCTCTTCTTCTTTATCAGTTAAGAATCTAGCTACTTCATAGTCTCCTAGTGAGAAATTAGCTTGTAATAGTTTGAATCGCTGAATAGCAGTTATCACTAACCAGATTGATTTATTAGGAAGTTCCTCAGATAAGTCAATATTCCAATTCATGACTGCTCGTAGTATAGCCTCTTCATAGCTAGCTCCAGTTAATATAGCTTGAATACCCTCACCGAAAGCCTTGCCGTATTCCGTATGAACTGTTGCATCTCGCTTAGCTTCTGGATAGACTTTAGTTAGCTGGTACTTCCGTGGGCATGTATGAAGTAGACAGCGGGATGAATGAGATAATAGCTTAAGTCTGCTGTCCATTAGATACCTCCTCCTTTATAGTATCGATTATATTATGAATATCGATTAACTGACTCATTTTGAGATTATCTATATCCTGTTGAGCTGCTTGTATTGTCTGTATATAAGATACTATTCTATATCTATCTATATCAGGATATTCAGTTATGATTAACTCAATTAACTCACTTTGAGCGTACTGACTAATAGTCGGCTGCCTATTGCTTGCGAGTCTAGCAGCCCAAGCTAATTGACGCTGTATCTTTTGTTTATTAGTTCCAGTCATATCATTCATGGTAACATCCTTTTTAACAGCCTATCTCTAGTTTCTTTACTTATTCTTGGATCAAAGGCATTAGTTATTTTCCAATCATCTTTAAGGGTATTACCTCTTACTATAGTATAGTATTGTCTGAATTGTTTAGTAAACTTATTAGCCATTTCTTGCGCTGTTGACCTTGAATAACTTAAGAAACTTACATAAATCATTAATCTAGCCATCTTATCTCTCCTCTTCTCTCTTTCTCTGTATTAACTCTTTAATAAAAACTCAATTAACTCATTCTCTATATCAATGATGCTAATACTCTTTAACGGTACTGCCCAGTAATTAGCTAACTTAACTATGAATATATCTAATAAGTAACTAAATGGAATCCTCTCAGTTAGCGAGGAGTTAACTAGATAATACTTACCAGAACATTGAGTACAATGAGTAAGTAACCTCCTATACCCTTGATTCATACATCCACATATACATATTTCACTCTCAAAGAGTGGCTCGGATTGCTGAACTGGCTTCTGTGGAGCTAGTAAGGTTATTAAGTTATCCATAATAAGCCTAAGTTCCCAGATACTTAGATAAGTACTATAATCAGTGAATGGAGTATCTATACTATGCTTATGAGCTGTTAGTAATAAACCTAAGCTAAGCTGTAATGGAGTAACTGTCATAACTATTAACTCATTACATCAAATCATCAAGAGTAATATTAGCTACATCAAACTTCTTCTTAGAGCTTTTCGCTGCACTTGTTGTTATCTCTGTCATAGTCTGTTTCATTAGACCTTGGAAA